CAAAAGCCTTCGACAACCCTGACGTGGTCATCCCCGAGCGATTTAAACAGCATCCGGGCAAAACCACGCATGTAGACCACCTCATTGCTAAGGTGGACAAGTGCTCTTTCGCCATAGAAGTAAGGTGTGGAGCCTTCAACCGCAAGGGTCATGCCATGCGCATATCCAATTACGTCTGGGTCACATCCTCGCACAATTTCGGTGTAGAGGGTCAATTTGACACTTTTAGTGTGCTCAAGACGTTCAAGGATGGTAAGGCCAGTCGCGACGGCGAAGTCAAAGTCGATCGAACCAACTCGTTCGCATATTGGCATCGCGAGCTCTTCTTTGTCTATGACACCTCGTCTGGACTCAGCTCAGATCTCATCCGCTATCTCTGGGAGGATCCCGAATTCTCTCATGAGCGTGCCTACGTACTTAAGGCGATAACCAAGCGAGGTATTGTCGAGTACAAGGGGAATTATATCCCCTTCCCCCGTACGGTGTTGGACCTCCGCGGAATGTGCCGCGGTGGTGATATCATCACGCCCCACCCGCCTCAACCGGGCGACAGTGGGTGCCCCGTCCTGTTGATGGGACCGGACAACGGAGTCTTCATTTATGGAGTCCATGTTGCTGGATCCAAGACAACGGGTTATGCCGCCCCCATATCCTCTGGAGATGTGGAGGCCGCCGTCGCACACTTTGAGAAGTATGGACGCTATGTACCACACTGTGAGCCCAGCGAGACCCAGCTCGCCCTTGTGCCCCCGACTAAGCACCAGAGGCTCCAGTATGAAGAAGAGGCGCGTTGCGAGTACTTAGGTGCTCACGACGTTCCTCGCCGCCGTTACAAAACGAAAGTTGTAGATAACCCATGGCGTTCGCATGTCGAATTACGCCTAGGGAAATGCGAGCATGTTGCTCCGACTTTCGGCTCTGTTAAGATTGACGGAGTATATTACGATGCCTTCAAACACAACCTCCAAGCGCGCATCAAGCCCAAACCTGTATTTCTCGAAGTACATGTTATTGCCGCTTCACGGTCTTATCGCCAACGATTTGCCACCAGCCTGCGCGAGCTAGAAGAAATCCTCCATCCAATTCCGGATAGTGTGTGTCTCAATGGCTTCGCTGCAACGGACTACATGGATCCACTCAAGAAGAGCACTAGTGCGGGTTTTCCATACAACACTGTAAAATATAATGTCCTGACTGAAGGCCTCGAGGGGTATGAATTAACCCCGAAGATTGCGCAAGACTACGAGGATGCCTACCAACTCCTTCGCCAAGGAAAACAGGTCGGTTTCCTCTTCATGGGCTGTCTCAAGGACGAACCCATCAAGACTTCCAAGGATCGCATACGGAAGCATCGAGTTTTCACAAGCTCGAACATCGTGATGTCCCTGCTGGTAAGGAAGTATTTCCTCCCCATCTCTCGACTTCTCCATAGAAATATAGCGAGATCAGAGATGGCAGTAGGCATCAATGCCACATCGGATGAATGGAGTATGTTGTACTCTTTTCTCACCCATGAAGGCACGGAGACAAGAATGCTAAATGGCGATTATAAGGCGTTCGACACATCTCTGTCCCCCCAACTCATGCATGCAGCATTTGACATCCTCATATGGTTGGCCGAGATGAGCGGTAACTACACCGAGGAAGATGTGCTAGTGATGAAGACGCTTGCGACCGAAATCACAAACCCTCTAGTGGACTTGGACTGCGAAGTCTATAGGTTCTTTGGATCTAATCCATCGGGGCATGCACTCACCGTCGTCATCAACAGTATCTGCAACAGCTTGCTTATGCGGATTGTATATGCCATCACCTTCGACCAGACTGATGGATTCAATGACGAGGTTCGCCTGATGACTTATGGCGACGACAACATCGCTGGTGTGAAGAATCCTCGCTTCAACCAGCTCGTAGTACAAGAAACCTTACGTAAGTTTGGAATCACGTACACACTAGCCTCCAAGGAGATGGCCACCGAGGCCTTCCTTGAACCCTCGGAGACGGAATTTCTCAAGAGAAGATTCGTCGTGGAAGAGGACATGGTTCTGGC